CCTGTGCTTAATGTTCTAGCAACTTGACCTGTTGATGTAAAATTATACCCATCAAAACCATTCATTAATGTGTTTGAAAAATTTTCTACTACTGATGGACCTGATGAAACGCCGCCACCTGTAGTAGTTATTGTTGCTGTAACATCACCTTGAATAGTTCCATTGTATGTATCTACTGCATAAGTTCCTACATTAGCTCTTGTTAAAGTATTTGATGTATTTGTTTCATTTACATATAGCCCACCATTAGGTCTATCTTTTCTAGTTCCATTAGCATCACAAAATGTAATGTTATAAGAAATTACTGCGTTTCCTTCACTTCTTGCTGGGTTAAATGAGCCGTAGCTTGAAGGGCTTGCTCTAAGGCAATTGGCAATTTCTTTCCCCTTGTTTCTGCTCGGAGTAATATCCCTGCACAGGCTTTCTGACTCAAATAATACTTTGGCAGCACTTTTCCAGTCTCCAAGACATCCGACAACGAACACACGTCTGCGTCTTTGTGGCACTCCGAAATGTTGAGCATCAAGAACTCTGTAGGCGAACCCATACCCGAGTTCAGCCATGCCTTTGAGGAGGCAGGCAAAGTCTTCCCCTCCGTTACTAGAGAGAACACCTGGGACATTTTCCCATAAAAGCCATTTTGGCTTAAACTTGTTTGCAATTCCAAGATAGGTGAGCATGAGGTTTCCTCTGGGGTCTTCAAGACCTTTTCGTAAGCCTGCGACACTAAATGATTGACAGGGTGTTCCTCCGACCAAAAGTCCGATTGTGTCATTTAATTTCCACTCCTTAAATTTTGTCATGTCACCATAATTAGTAACATGTGGATAATGATGTTGTAATAATTGACTAGGGAATTTTTCTATTTCTGAAAAACCAATAGGTTTCCATCCCATGTCATGCCAAGCTACTGTTGCTGCTTCTATGCCACTACAAACTGATAAATAGTTCACTAATAATCCCAACCCCAACCCATAGTCTGACCCCATACTTCTATCTGTTGTTGGTATTCTGTCATTTCACTTGTGGTTAGTTTAGTTGTTGACTTTATAAGTTCTACAGGCATACCTGCAATTTCTGTTTGGTATCGTAAAAATTTAAAGCCACAAAGTTCATGGATGCGGTCTTTCTCAATACCTAAATGATTACTTAAACTTGTGTATAGCTCCCATAACCTTTCGTTCTGTTCAAGACTACGGTTAAGTTTAGCGTCTGTTACTGTTACACGCCAGCGTTTAGTGAAGTCAAGAGTTTTTAGTTTCTCTATAAGCTGAGGTAAGTTGTCTTTGGTTAGTGCCCACTTTATCATCTCTCCATCCTTTCGTTTTAAATACTTGTCCGTCTTTAGAAGTTGCTTTGTATTCTATATCATTTCCGAATAGCTTTTTACATTCTTTGATAAAATCATTTATGGTCATGGACTCTCCTTATATCTTAAACCTTTTTGGTCAAAATAAAATCCCCAACTGCCTTCAACAGGATAGTTACGTTGTTTTTGTAAATATACCACACAATCAGGAACACCTTTTAATTCTTCAGCAGTTTTTTCACCGCTTTCAATATCACGTTCTTTCTTCTTACATCTGTAAACACATAGGATGTTATCGCATAAATTACGAATATGGCTTGAGCCTAAAATGTGCGTAGCATCCGGTGCTAATGTTTCATCTGCCATCTTACGAGTATGTGCAACCAAGAATATATGTATTTGTAAATCACGACAAGATGTAGCAAGTCTATCTATAAACAATTTTTGTTTCTCGTAATTGTCTTCAGATATATCACTCATCTTCATAAGACTGTCAATCACAAATACTTCAACTCCCAAAACGTGTTTGCCATAATACAATGTTGCTATCATATCGTCTGTGGTAGTGCTGCCTGTTTGGTCGTATATCCATAGTTTGTCAGATGCACGACTGCAAAATTTTCTAATAAAATCATCTGTAGGGTCTGTAGATTTTAAAGTTTGCTGAATCATTCTGCTGATAGTAAGTACAGCCCTCATTTCTAAACTAGCAATTAAACATTTAGTTTGCTGACCCATAAGAGCTAATATAACCTGTGAAAGCCATAGACTTTTACCATGTGAGCTGACACCGGTTACTACTGTAAGCTCAGATGGTCTTACTCTAAAGTCTTGTTCACTCTTAACAAACCCTAAAGACTTACCAGATGACATTTCTTCTGAAAAGTATTTAACAACATCCTCTGCAAACACAGAACTGTCTTTTACTAAGAACTCACTAGAACCATATTCATTATTAAAATATTGAGTAATGGTTTCTTTGCTAACTGTTAATCTATCTAACGCTTCTCCAATTTTCATTTAGCATTATCCCATGCGTTTTTAACTTTGATAGTTTCTTCTACAGGGTCATTCCACCTAGACTGATTAATGTAAGTAGTCGTTGCTGGTACGTATCCTTCTTTCCAACTGCGAGTATCTTTCATTTTTTTAATGTGGTCAAGTATTTCATCTTTAATCTCATACAATTTTCTATTACGCCACTTTTCCTCACATTTAACTTTGGATATTTTACGAGTTGGATATATTTCCCAAAATTCTAGAAACGACTTATGCGATAGCATATATATATCTTTATCTTTATCTCTATCTTTATCTCTATCTAGTATAGAGTTTGCATAGTCACACTCTATTATCCACTTACTTAATGATTTTATTACAGAATTTACGAAGTTTATAGGGTATCTTAACCTATAAGCAATTGCCTGGTCTTCAGGTAAAAAACCATCATATTGACTAGCTAAACACCATAGTTTTATTAAAATAGCTTGTTGGTCGTGACTCATTGCATTAAATTCATAATCCTCTAATAAGTCAATTCCATATAGTTTAAACCATGGCATTTTCTTAGTTTCATCTGCATAAGTCTTAGGTTTATAATGCTGAAACTTATCCCAATTCTTTACTCTGTATTTCATATACTCTCCTTAAAATAAACATTCTTCATAAAGTTCTGTTACTGGCACAACTTTTGCTTTAGGCAAAATATGGAGCTTGCAATTAGGTCTTGACTCTAAAAACCATTTAGCAGATGCCTTGTTACTAAAGGCTCTTAGCGGTTTTCCGTCAAATTCATCTAATATAATGTAACGCAATATGTCCATGGAGCAAAACACTAACATAGGTAAATTCTATATGCAAACTATTTTTTTTATAGAAAATACTTGACAGGTGTTTTTTATGAGTTTAAAGTTCGTTTGTCAACTTTAGGAGAGAGACATGAAAATTTCAACAATGATAGTATTAGCAGTAGGTTTCTGGGTTTATGTAGCCTTTTGCCTTTGGGCTATGGGTAAGTTTGCAGGTGCAATATGAATAAATACTTATGGCTATTCCTTTTTGTATTTTGGGGGTATATAATATGGCGAATGGTTTAGAACATATAGCAGATATTCTTAAACGATTGAATGACGAACTTAAATTAGATAACGACAAATGGGAGAGAGAAAATGTCACAACAACAACACTACGACCAGGTAATGATGGAACAGCACCAACAAGAATTACAACAACAGGAGAGAAAGATGAACTATAACGAATTGCGTAAGATTAATGTATCAGACCATATTGAGAAAAAAAATGGTCTATCATATCTATCATGGGCTTGGGCTGTGGATACTCTTCTACAGCAAGACCCAACTGCTACATGGACTTATGGCGAACCTAAACAGTTTGGTGAAACACTTATGGTATTCTGCACAGTCCATGCGTTTGGTAAATCTATGACAGCTCAATTACCTGTGCTTAACTTTAGAAACCAAGCTATACCTAACCCAGATGCTATGGCAGTTAATACAGCTATGCAGCGTTGCCTTGCTAAAGCTATTGCTTTACATGGCATTGGTCTTTATATCTATAGCGGTGAGGATATTCCAGAATCAGAACAACCAGCTCCAAAGGCAGTATCTAGCAAGGACTTCCTATGATAGAACAACGTACAGAAGAGTGGTTTCAGCAAAGATTAGGCAAGGTGACAGC